TCGTCTCCGGCTCTCCGTACAGCCCAGAGGTAAAAACCCCAGAGCCATATGTTGAGCGTAAAGCCATTAGCTGGCCGTGATGTCTAGGTCGCCCGTTGGGATACGGAACACGTCGCCGGCGTTAATCGCCTTGGCCGTCGTAAGCGCAGAGTGAATAATCATGTTGCCGCTAGTGGCCGCGTCCATGACGCCGATCCATCCGATCGTGCCCCAGTTGCCGCCGGAGGCCGCAGGAAACTCAACGCCGGCAGTGTTGGATGCAACGTCGGCAGTGACGCTGAAAGTCACAGCGGTTCTGGCGTATGCAAAGCCGGACACTTCAGTGCCGGCGGTGCCGGTGTCGGTGGGGTCAGATGTAAACAGGCCGATGTACCAAGTCGTCGGACGCGTTACAGTAGTTGTCGTAAGCAAGTATTCGAGCGTGTGCGTCTCGAATGGATTAGTCAGTGACATGGATTTCTCCTGTTAGATATATCTGGCGCGATCATACACCAATGTGGTTTTAATAGCCAGAGGCGCGCATCCGTAGACCAGACCGAGCGAAACGGGTCTCGTCAGACGACCTCTGAAGTGATTGTATTGCGTTTGAGTATAGCGAGGCCCACACCGATGTCCTGTTGTCATCGTTTAGGTACGGGGCGGACTGAACCAGCGCGCCGTATAGGTAGGCGTCGGGGGCGTCCTGGAGGAGCCAGTTAAATGTGTTTGTGCCGCTCAGCTCCGGCGTCTTTCCGTAATACATAAGCTGCATTGTATATTCGGCGTCCGGCGTCGGGAATACCTCGAGCTCGTTTCCGGCGTTTGCGTAGAAGCGCGGGCGACCGCTTATGTTATTTGCGGCGGCGCGCAGCTGCACCAAGTCGTCAATTGACGTTGGCTCAATTCGGAACGTGGTGCCCGATGTAATGCTGAAACGCAAAGTCTCCAGCCAGTCCGCCGGCGTCTGTATGTAACGGCTGTCGAGTGTGGCATCTGAACGCTGCACCATCTTGTAGTGTCGCAAGTCTCGATTGATGCTGCTCTCGGCCAGCGTGATGAAGTCAGGGATGACTGCGGTCAGATCGTCACGGTTAAGCCAGGTGGCAATTGATGCCTTTAGCTCGTCATACGTTGTAATCGCCATTAAAGTGTACCTTCTCGGGTGCGAAACGCTCGATTGTCCGACTGGTTCAGCCACTTCTTGAGGGCTTTCGGATCGTCTGCGATGCCTTGCTTCTTCAGCTCATAGTACACGGAAAGCGGGATGGAGGCCACCTTCGCGTGGTCGCCAAATTTCCCCGACACTTCGTTGAACGAGCGCTTGTTAGCCTCAATGATTTTTGTGGTGTCCTGCACCGTCTCGACGACGTACTCGCCGTTTCCCATGACGTGCCAAAATTTGGTAATCCCGGTGGCCTCGTCTCGGCTAAAAAGTCTCTTCATTTTTCCCTCCAAAGGTGAATGGGGCGGCCGAAGCCGCCCCACCGTATTAGGCTGCGGCTATGGTCAAGTCAGCGATCAAGCCGTGAGCCGCCTCATTCGACATTTTAACGCCGGTCTCGCAGATTAACATTTTTTTGTCGGCGTCACCGGTCTTGGCAAGATCCACGGCCTGTATAGGTCGCAGTGTCGCGACTGATGCGTACTCAGGGTCGAGGCACCATGCGTCACGCTCGCGGCTAAAACGGTTCGGAACAACAGTCAGGCTACCAAAATCTGACATATAAATATCAGCAGCACCGATGATGGTGGTGGGGCCATCTGATGGCGCTTGGAAGCGCTGGGCAGCAATGCCAGTGAAGGTCGATACGACTGTCTTGTTGTATGGGCCAACCATCAGGATTGATGGGTTGCCGCCGGCAGTGTATGCCTTCTGCATCACGTTTTTGAGCATAGTCTCCGTAAAGATACGCGCCGTGCCGTCGTTACGAGCGTCTGTTCCGTCAACTGCGGTGGGGTTTGTACCGTCAGAAGCCTTGTCGACGTTGGTTGAGATCCACGCTCCCAAGCCGGCAGTTACGCGGCCGGCTGATGTCGAGCCACCAGAACGAGCTGTGTTGCCGGTGTATATTGACTCTAAATCGCGCCGCACTTCGCGGCCACGCTTGGCCAATTGGTATGCGACTTCGTCGTTGCGGCCGGCTAAATCTTGGAAGCCGAGGTTGTCCGCTATGATCATGGTCCGGCGACGAATTTGTGTATAGTTGCCGATGCGCACTGTGGGGTTGGTGACGTCAAACGAGGCAACGTCGTCGCCGTCGATGACTGGCGTAACGTCTACGTCTGACAGGCTGTCTGTCTGCCATTCAAAGAATGTGTTGGACACGTTTTCTGCGCCGACGTTAGAAGTGAACGGCACCTCATCAGGTGCTATGTTTGAAATTACGTTAGAAAGTGACTCTCTGATGCCCTTGGCTGAGAAAGACGTGAAGGTGTTGGCAATGATGGTCATAGTAGTATGCTCCTATAGCATTAATGCTTTGATTGCGGCTGCGGCATCGTTGACGCTGCCAGTTTTACGTGCGCGGTTTTGCGCTTCCTGTACTGAAGAGACACGTTTAGGCTGTGACTGGCGTGAACCCGATTTCAATGTCTTGGTGCGCGACTTCATAGGCTTAGCTTTAACCTCGTTGGCGCGCGTTTCTCCACGATCATAGAGCATCGCCTTCCTCGCTAATTTCACAAGCGTTGCATTCGACATTCCGCTTACGTCTTGCTCGGTAAACCCCTCGTTAAGCAGGAAGTCCCGTATCTGGGTTGCTTCCTTGGCGGCGACTTTGTTGTCACGCCACTCAGGGATAATATCAGGCAAGACATGGCGTTGCTGCTCCAGGTAGCTTTGCTGCATTTCTTGCTGCTTATTCTGCGCAATTTGCTGCATCCGCTGCTGTTCAGCTTGGACGGCTTGCAGTTGACCCACGCGGGCCTCTTGCTGTTTCCGCCACTGACGTTCTGCCTTCGCTGCCATTACGGGGTCTGCATCATACAGAGTATCCCAGTCTGGCTCCTGTTCTGCTGTCTGTTTAATGCGCTCCGCCATCGCTGGCAGTAGTTGCGCATATTCAGCACGTTCACGCTGCATCTCCTGGAACTCATGTTCTTGAGCCTTACGGCCCTCGGCGAGTTCTTGAGTTTTTCGCGTGTAGTCCTTCTGCCGAAGAAACCCGCTGCGCAGCTCTTCAATGGTTTTCTCCTCACCGTCGACCTCTATGGTCGTGGATAAATCGAGGGTTCCATATCCGTCGCCGTCATCGTCTTCATCGTCGTCCAGATCGCTCTCAGACCCCTCAACGGCAGAGTTATCAGCTTGCGCCTCATACCCGTCCTCTTGGTCGTCCAGCATTTCGGCTTCCTCCGCTTGCGCGGCGTTGGCCTCAAGCGCATCATCTGTCGCTACGTTATCCTCTTGGGGCGTAAGCATACTTCTGATTGCATTCTGAGCGCTGTACAGGTCAGTCCCTTGCGGGGTGCTGTTATCTGACATCTCTTATTCCTCTATTATGCTACTTTTGTCTCTTAATTTCAATAGTAGCGTTATCAACCATCCCACGGAGAGACTGGCGAACCAGGTCAACTCCCCGAAGCCTCATGTAAACAGCCTCCCGGCCGTCGGTGTCGCTGGTGCCAGTTGCCTTGAACTGCGACCAGCAATCCGCCTCGATCTCCTCAAGAAACCGAAGCAAATCTGTGTCAGCGAGCAGGCGCTCCGCCTGTTTGCCGTCGGTGATGATTTGCTGCTTAGTCTTCACGCGCGGCCTCCGTAATTATGTCTGCCTGCGCCTTCATCACTTCGCGATTGATCGCCATGTCCGCCCTGATCTGTGCGACGTCAAGCTGCGTGCCATATTTCGCCTTCAGCTCCTCGGCCTTGACGCGGATGTCCGCCTCCAGCTCGTCGCGCTTGCGATCGTCTTCCATCATCATCTGCTCGCGCTTAAGTTGTAGCTCGGCTGCCTTCTTCTGCATGTCCGCTTGAATTTGCTGGATCTGCACTTGGATAAGTTGCTCGTTGATGTCTGGCTTGTTGTCAGGCGGCGGTGGCTGGAATTTCGCCGGGTCGCTCCAGAACTGCGAGGTGTCCTTGAAACCGGCCAGAGACGTCATCTCCTTCAGCGTGTTGCTCAGCTTGGAGATGTCGGTCAGCGGGTTCTGTGGGCCCATTGTCGACATTGCCTCCTTTTGCATTTCGCCGATTTGGCGCAGCATCATCATCCGCTCGGTGTCAGATCCACGCCCAAGCGCCACGTTGATTGAGACGTCCATATTCGCGTTCCAGACCCGTGGGTCCATTTCCACGAAATCGTTGTTCAAGCGAACCATGCGCGCCTTATCTTGGTGCGTGGTGATGTTGTACAATACAAGCTCGTACAAGCGCTTTATGCCCGTCTCAGCGAATACACGAGCTATCATCTCAATGTGCTGCTGTGCGGAGCTTACCGTGGCTGCCACGGCCGTTGCAGTGCTTGACTGGAGTGCGCCGGCGTCGAGGCCCATGGACGCCTTGGAGATGCCGGTGCGGGCCTCCTTGACTTCGTCCATGTACTGCAAGACCGGAAACGCCTGCTGGCCCACGAATGGCACGGTGAGCTGCTGGATGCTGCCCGGCGCCCGCTGGCGGACGATCGAGCCCATTTCTGTGTTCATGGCGTCGTCCATGTTGACCATGCCCTCGACAACAGAAATTCTTGGGTGAATACTGAGACTTAGGCTGTCCAGAGAGTTGCGCATCACGACGGACTTGATCCGCTGGATGTCCATCACGGTGTCCGCGACGCTCATTCCGAAAAAGTCGTGCGGCTCTGGATCTGGGCACATAGTGGCGAACGGCGCCATCGCGCAGGGTTCGTTGTTTAGGATCTTGTTGCCGTCTCCGCCGGTGCAGATCTTGCGCAGCTCGGCGATGCCGTCGCCGTCGTAGTCGACGCGAATGTAGTTCTCAACGTACAGCACCTTGCGCATG